GTTTTAACTGGGTTCAATACCATATATTGAATTATTTGGATATACACAATATACTTCTATTAAATTTTCAGGTAAAATATGGTTATTATCTTCAACATCAACAAATGATCAAGATTGTTTTCTTGGATACAGTTATGATCTATTTAATTGGAATCCATGTACTAATGTAAATTTTATGCAAGCTGTAAATACATTTGATTATAATGGGTTATTATGGGTATGTGCTGGATCAAATTCATCTGGAAATTATTCTTTAGGATATTCTTACGATGGAATTGATTGGGTTGAATCAAATTCATCATTATTAGAATTGTGCAATATTATAAAATCTAATGGATCTATATGGATTGCAGGTGGTCAAAATACATCATTAGCTTATAGTTATGATGGAATTAATTGGGTTGAATCACCTAGTGCATCATTAATGGATAATGTAAACACATTATCATGGACAGGTTCTTTTTGGATTGCTGGAGGTTTTGGAACAAATAATTTATTATATTCAGATGATGGTATTACATGGACACCAAATCAAATTGATTTTTTGCCAGTAAGTAGTTCAGCAGTTTTTGAAATTGCATCTAAAAATATTCCTTACTTTAACACTAGTATAGAATATGGTGTATATGAAATTGTTATTAATAATAATGTAGGTTCAATGTATAATAATGGGAGATTAATTAATACAAATACATTTGCCGATTTAGAAATTTTTAATGACTTAGTATTAGGTGCAAGATTTATTGATGGTGATTTTAGAAATTTTTTTAATGGTGAAATTTATGAAATGATAATTTTAAATTTAGCAGCAGAGGGTGAAACTAGATATCAAATAGAAAAATATTTGATAGATAAATGGAATACAACACAATTTTCTAGAACCCCACCTTTATCCAATATTTATACATGGTTGGATGCTAGTTCTAAATATAATTTTACTTTAGATCAAAATAATAATGTTTTATCGTGGAATGATAAAAATAATAAATTAAATTTTATTCAAAATATTTCTAAATATTACCCAAAATTTGATAAAAATAAAGTAATATTTAATAATTCTTATTTATCTATGACTGATTCTGAAGGATTAGATTTAAATAATTTTAGTTTATTTTACATAGTAGAAGAATTAAATAATACAAATAATGCAAATTTATTAAAATGTACGGATGGATTTGAATTAACAACAACACCAGCTGAAAATTTTCTTATCGGTGTTGGTTCAGCGTCAGCAATTTATTCTAATAATGGTATTAATTGGTCCAAATCAGAATCATTATCTTCATTATTTACTAGTGTAAATAAAATTGCATATAATGGAAAGATGTGGGTTGCGGGTGGAGAAGGAACTGACTATAGATTAGCATATTCGTACGATGGGATTAATTGGACTGCAAGTGGTTCTGGGTCTAATTTATTTACAGAAGTTAATGCACTTGCATGTAATGATTTTATATGGTTAGCAGGTGGTGTTGGAAATGTTGGTGTTAGACTAGCCTATTCATATGATGGTATTAATTGGACAGGATCTGTTTCTGGAACTAATTTATTTACAAATATTAGTGATTTTGCCTGGAATGGTAATACATGGGTAATATCATGTGAATTAAATACAAATCAAGTTGGATATTCATCTGATGGTATTAATTGGAATTTATCTAAAAATGGTATTAACTGTAATCAATGTTATGGATTATCTACAAATGGGGTTATGTTTATAGTGGGTTCTAATAAGAGTGGTACATATTCTAATGTATTAGGTTATAGTTTTGATGGTGATGTATGGAACACTTCCGCATCTGCTAATTCTATATTTAACTCTATAAAATGTATTGCATGGAATAAATCAATGTGGGTTGCAGGTGGTAATACGTTAGGTTATTCATATGATGGTATTACTTGGTCTGCTCTTGGAGTTAATTCATTATTTAGTAGCTATAAATCAATTGCATGGAATGGTAATTTATGGATTACGTGTGGAGCCGCAGGCGGACAATTAGCATATAGTTCAAATGGTATTAATTGGACACAGGTATCTATAGATAATAATATTGTAATTAACTCAATTGCATCTAAAAAAATATTACAATTCATTATAGAAAAAACAGATAAATTTACAGTAGGAGTAGGGGCAAATGGAAAAATAATATATTCTTATGATGGAATTAATTATAAAGAAACAGTACCACTTGTAATAACTCCTAGTTCATATAATTGGAATTCAGCAATGGTTGCATTAAATAAGACTGCTGCAGGTGGTGAGGTTGTACGTTATACTCCAGATGGTATAAATTGGTCGGCACAAGCAACAAATCTTGTTGGATATGATATGAATAGTGTAAAATGGACTGGTTCAAAATGGATTGCAGTTGGTTCTGGTTATATATCTAGTACCAATGGAGTTAATTGGTCATATATAACATCTATGTATACTTTATTAGGAGGAAATCATGCACAGTGTGTTTGTGTTGGAAATGGTGTAATTGTAGTAATTTCACGACCAAATACTGTTATATACAGTACGGATGGTGGAACAATATGGTATCTATCAATATCTGGTTCAAACAAGTTAAATAACTCAGATTACCCTATGAAAAATTTAGTATTTGGAAATAATATGTTTGTATGTGGTGGTAACGGAATGATAATGTATTCATATGATGGTATTACTTGGGAATTATGTAATACCTCTGGAGTTAATTGGTCAACTGTTACAGTTAGATGTTTAACTTGGAACGGATCTTTTTTTTTAGGTTGTGGTTATATATATATTAGCCCATATGTTCCAACAGTTAGTATTTTTATAAAAAGCACTGATGGAATTAATTGGTCAAGACATTATACAAATATAGATTCAGGATTAAGTTTAGGTGCTGATATATGTTGGGCAAAAAATATATTTGTACTTCTTGCATTTGAGGGAATAGTGTATAGTTATGATGGAAATACATGGGTTATAGTCCGTAATACTCCATCTAACCCTATTACATCGGGTGCATACAGTGTAACTTATAATGGTAGATTTGTAGTATATGGTTTACGTTATAGTCAAACATGGATTACTTATAGTGACGATGGAATTACATGGTCTGGTAGTGCTTATATATATAATGGTCATACCGAGTACCAATATTGGACTCTCGATATTGAAAGTAAAAATGTTCGCCCTTTTACATATGATAACACAATTTTAATAAATTGGTCTTGTATTGGATATAATGGATCCATGTGGATTGCAGGGGGTAGTACGGCTAGTTCAGGTCATATAGGATATTCGTATGATGGTATTACATGGAATGAAATAGAATCAGTACGTACTATTTTTACTAGTAATGTAACAGGTATTACATGGAATGGATCTAGATGGGTAGTTGTAGGAAATACTACAACTGGTGGAATTATTGCATATTCAGAAGATGGTATTACATGGCAACTATCAAATGATTATAGTATATTTACCGACACATGTAGTGCAGTTGCTGCCAGTGATAAATTATTTGTATGTGGTGGTAATGTTGTTGGATATTCTACTGATGGTGTTAATCTTTGGGAAATATCTAGTAGTGGAAGTGCAATATTTACAAATTCATGTAATTGTTTAGCATGGAATGGAACTATATGGTTAGCAGGTGGGTATGGTACTAGTTCAGTTAAATTAGCATATTCCTCTGATGGTATAACATGGACAGAATCTACATCAGGTAGCAATTTATTTTCTGCAATTCCAACATCTTTTGCGTGGAATGGTACTTATTGGATAGGTGTATCTGGTGATAGTGGTGTACCAGGGACTGTAGGAGTTGTAGGATTATCCGTAGATGGTATAACATGGATTAAATCTATATCTGGATCCGCTTTATTTCCAACTGGTGTTTCAAATATTATATGGAATGATTCAATATGGATCGCAAGTGACAATAATAATATTATAGGATATTCACATGACGGTATTACTTGGGTAGAAAATACATCTATTAATGTACCAATTATTAATTTTGCATCAAGACGTGCTCTACCATATTATACAAGTGCAAATAAAAATACAGGTGGTGGTATTAATTTAAAAATAAATGATATTAATTTAAATTATGTAGATTCTGAATTACTATTACCTAAAAAATTATATGAATATAATATTAAAGATGGTATTGGCACTGTTTATATAAATGGAGTAGAAAAAGGATCTGCAGATTTTGGGGTACTAAATACGACTAATAATTTTAGACTAGGTTTTAATATATCAAATATAGATACATTTGTAATTGGATGTTGTTTATATAAAAATGGTTTAATAATTTCTAAAATGGTATATTCATATGATAATGGTGTAACATGGTTTGCACCTGAATCTATAAATTCATTATTTGATTCATGTCAATATACTGGATATAATGGATCTAGATGGCTTGTAGTTGCTCAAAAAAATGGTAATACAATAGCATATTCAGATGATGGAATAAATTGGACAGAATCACAAAATATTAGTTCAATCCTAACTGGTGTATATGGTATAGATTTTTATGATTCAAAATGGTACATATATGGTTATTATGATCCAGGGTCTGCTAGTATTGGTAGAGTAATATATTCAACTGATAATGGGATAACATGGTCTATAGCTACACCAGTGGCTAGTTTATTTGATGGTGTTGTTCAACAAATTATATATAATGGATCAATTTGGGTAGCATGTGGGCAATCTACAAATCGTTTAGCGTATTCTAATGATAATATAACATGGTTTGCGTCCAATTCTGGTAATACTATATTTACTGGACATTGTGACAGAATAGAATATAATAATAATATGTGGGTAGCAGGTGGGGAAGATGGAAAATTAGCATATTCTAATAATGGTATAGATTGGGTACAAATAACATCTCCATTAGCAGGTAATAATATTCAAGATATAAAATCAAATGGTAATATATGGGTGGCAGGTGCTGGTAATCTAGGATATTCATCCAATGGTACAGATTGGTATGTATCTCAATCAGGTAATGATCTTAATATTGCAAATATTATGTCTATTTGTTGGAATGGATCAGTATGGATGGCTACTTACCAGCCTGGAATTGTAATCTATTCAACCGATGGTATAAGTTGGATAATACAAAAATCTGAATATTACATATCTATCATTAAGTCTAATTATATATTACCATCACCTGCACCACCTCCAAATACGGATACCGTTGTAATAGCAAGTGGTGGTATTAGAGGATATACTGATAATACATTAGTATATTCATATAATGGTTTAACATGGATACCATCTACATCTGCAAATAATATATTTGATGCATGTTATGCTTCTGGATATAGTGGATCTAGATGGGTTGTAATTGGTACTTATAATTATTATAATTTATTAACAGCATATTCAGATGATGGTATAAATTGGACACTATCACAAAATGTTGAATCAATGATAGATTATGCAACTGGTTTAGGTGTAGGTTTTTATAATTCAATATGGTATATATGGGGTGCTAAACAAAATATAAATTATACTGGTAGTGTAATATATTCAAATGATAATGGTCTAACATGGAATGCAGCTACAACTTTACCTAGTTTATTTACAAATGTTGGTGGTAATGCGGGGTCTGTTAATCAAATTATATATAATGGATCAATTTGGGTAGCATGTGGTAAAGTTTCAAATCGTTTAGCTTATTCTTATGATAATATAACATGGAATGAATCTTTATCGGGTAATAATATATTTACTTATGAGTGTAATAAAATAGAATATAATAATAATATGTGGGTGGCAGGAGGGAATAATAGTAAATTAGCATATTCCTATAATGGAATAGATTGGATACAAACAACATCTCCATTTACTTATAATAATTCTATCAAAGATATAAAATCAAATGGTAATCTATGGTTAGCAACTGATCTTAATTTTATTGGATATTCATATAATGGAATAGATTGGAAATCATCAGAATTAATTGTTAATACATATATAATATGTTGGACAGGTGCAATCTGGATTGTAGGCAGTTATTCTGATGCATGTATATATTCTACTGATGGTATAAATTGGGTTAAACCATCTAGGAATATACCACTATTCACTAATAGAATATATGGTATTACTGCTAAATATCCATCATCGTCAAATATAAATGTTAATATGCATGAATTAATTATATTAAAAGACAGTGCATCATTTAATCAAAGAAATCAAATATATTCATATTTATCAGGAAAATGGAATTTACCTATTAATATTAGTGCACCTGCACCTAATCCAACAATATGGTTAGATGCAAATAATTCAGATTCTATTACACTTGATGGATCTAATAATATATTAACATGGAATGATTTATCTACTAATAATTATACAGTAACAATTAATGGTACAAAACCAATATTAGCCAATTATGGTAATGTCAAGGCAGCAGCTTTAAATGGTAGTACAGATGTTAATATTAATATCCCACAATTAACTGGATCTAGTAATACTATTTTTCTTGTATTTTCTGCAAGTAATTTAAATGCTAATAACAATAATAGATTAATTAGTTTTAGTAATGGTACGAATGATTATTCAAATAATTCATTTAATATAAATTCTAATACTAATACTGGTACTTTAATATATGATTCTACAAATCAGTATGTAGCGCCATCATTCTCATCCACAAGCGTAGCAGGCATACAACTCTGGTTTGACGGCGCGGATCCTTTGGGAACAGGCACACCCCCTAGCAACGGTGCATCTGTTACAACGTGGGTGGATAAGTCTGGGAATGGATACAACACAACTAGTGTTTCAGGGACAGCACCAACATATAATTCAAGCACAACCTCTATAACATTTAACGGGTCATCCTATTATAACTTACCAAATGGAAGTATACCATTTGGCGATTCTTCGTATTCTATATATGCCGTTTTCAGTTTTTCATCTATTCCTTCTAATCATGCTGTAATATCAGGCGGTACTAATACAAATTTCGGCGGTATATTTATACGTTCTGCATCATCTAAAATATCGTATGGGTGGTATGGGCCTAACGTACAAGAAAATACAACTGACACAGCATCATCTGGAACACGATACATGACTAATACACATTATCTATCAGGTAGCAATACTGGATATGGATATTTAAATGGAAATACTCAACCAACCTTTTCAATAGGAAATTCTCGTATTCAGCCTAACACAAATAACTTCATAGCAAACTCTCCATTTGGAATTATGGCAGGCACCATCTCAGAAATCCTTGTGTATAACATAAGCCACACAACGAACCAGCGCCAACTAGTAGAGGGCTACCTTGCGTGGAAGTGGGGTCTCCAGAAGCAACTCCCTAACTCACATCCGTATTATTCAATAAATTATTATTATCAAACAATTAATTTTAATGATAGTTTATACATATATACAATTCAAAATAATAATAACAATGTAAATATATATATTAATAATTATTTAGTCAATAGTTTTACTAATTCTCAAAATTATAATTATACTAAATTAGATTTAGGTAGTTTATTTGGTAATTCTAATAATTGGTTTGGTTATATTGGTGAATTTATTTATTATAATACATCTATAGATATAAATGGTACAGTTAATTATTTAGCTAATAAATGGACTATTAATTTACAATCACCCGTAATTAACGAATATATTCCAAGGTCAACTGTTCCAATTAATAAATATATACCATTAACAAATATATTTGAAAATAATACCAATTATGTTAGTATATCAGATACGCCAGATAAATCACAAGTATTAAATTTTAATATAAATGTCCCAGTAAAAGATACATTACCAAATCAATTAACACTTATATCATATGCTACTGTATTTTTAACTCCTAATCAAAAAAATACATTATATAATTTAATAGAATTTTCAGATTTTTGTAGTATTGTATTACCTACATTAACATATGATAATGATTATTTTGCATTTACTAATAGTGGTATATATGATGTTACAATTACTGATTCTATTGGATTAGATGTAACAATAACACCATCACAAACAATATATTTTACAAATATTTCAGGATCTTATACGGATACACCTACTTTTCAAGGATTTAATTGTACATTAAATCGTTATGATAATATTATATCAAATTCTTTTACTGTATATATTGGTGGTTGGTCAAATAATTTATTATATATACCAGTATTATGTGTCAATTATATTAATAATGATTTTATTATGACAGAAAATATTTATGTTAACCAAACATATCAGGCAAATTTTTATCTAGATATAGCACCAGGTATTTACAATCTTATTATATCTGATACAGAATCAACAGGTAATATAATTAATTCAGCAATTAGTACTCCAGTTACAATTTATGCACGTTTATATAGAAATAAAAAAATGAATTCATATAATTTTCTATTAAATAATACTAATCATACTGGGTCATATAGCATTAACTTGGAAAATTTATTAAATGATAATGAAAATGATTATGAAATATCTGATTTATATGTAAATGCTTTTTTAAACGATAAATATTTAAAAGATGAATTTATTCAAATTGTGCATATTCCAACATCAGAGATAAAAGACAATATCATATCATTTGATTATTCTTTTGACATTTCTAGAGATTATTATTTTATTATAACTGATTCACCTAAATTAGATGGTTCTATTAATATCAATTTAATGAATAATATTAATAAATTAGAATTATCAATAGATATTAATCAAACATATGGTTTTACAAATACAAATAATGTATATACGTTAACATTATCAAATAATGAATCATTTGATTTAACATTATATGAAAAAATATGGAATATTTATTATAATAATACATTTGTTACACAAGCAATTTTAAATAAAAATCAAACAATTATATTTTCCTATAATCCTACAATTCCAATTAATTCAATGTTTAGTATATCTACATCTAAAAATTTAATGTTAACTAAGATTAATAAACCAATTACTATATCGAATATTTCATTCAAAATAGAACATAATAAACTAAATTTAATTGGGTGGAATTCAAATATAACAATTCCTACATTATATATATTTGATACAAATTCAAATAAATTATTAACTACGGTTGATACACAAAATCCAGTAATTAATTATAAATTTCCACGTGCGCAAAATTATCTAACAATATCAGACACAAATGATATGACTGGAATAATTAATTATGTTATTAAAGAACCATTATATATAGAAGCTCAATTAAATATTAAAATAAAACAATTAAATACAGATAACTGGGGATATTTAAATACATCCAAATCATTTTCTTTTATCCTTGATACCTATTATGATAACATTTCAGTAAATTATTCAGATTATTATTCAACAATATCTATATATTATGCAAATAATCCTGATAATAATGATTTAACATTAATTGATACCGTATTAGTAGTAAATAATCAAGTTAATTTTACATTTACTCCAACCGAAACAAATATATATTTTTATTTTAATGATGCACATAGTTCTGAATACATATTCTTTAATCGCGATGAATTAGTATTTACTTTAAATAATGATATTTTAACATCTAATATTAATATTAATTCAAAATTATATGTATATTCAAATCAAACATATTTAACTGATGTTATTAATTCTTGTATAAATTTACCAAAATTAAACATAGGAACATATTATTTAAGTATATCAAATATAGATAAAAATGGTATTAAAACAATAAATGATATTAATGTTAATATTAATGAACCACTTATAATAGATAAAGTAAATTTAGAAATTAATAAAAACTATGGATTTATTGATAAAAATAATAACTATTTAATATCTACCAATGGTAATATATATTATAGTACTGAAATTACAAATGATATTAATAAATTAATAAAAATATCTAATGTTAATTCATTTAATTTTGATAATTCAGAATTAAAATTATCTCATGTTTATTTTTATAATAGTTATTTAGAAAGAACTAATTTAATTAATTTTTATGATAAATCATTGATTACATTTACATTAGATCACTATGATAATAAAATATCTAAATTTAGATTAATTGTAAATAAATGGGATTCTGTATTAAATAATATAGTATTAAATATATATATTGAAAATACAAATTATAATCCTATTCCTGTTACATTAGATATTAATAATAATATTTATTCTGGATTATTTAATATTGATTTTAATTTATTAGATACGGGAAAATATAATATTATTGTATCATCACCTGATATCAATTATAAAATACCAGAATTATTAGTTGTTAATAAATATGTGGTAAAAAACAGTACAAATATAACATCTAAAATTATAAAGACAATTACTGGAAAATTAGATGATATAAATAATCATTCAATTAAATTAGATTCTAATTATGATAATATTGAGTTAAATAATTCAAGTATAATTATAAAACATAGTATTGTTGATAATATTATTAATTTTTCATATGACTCTGGATTTGAATCGAATGTAACATTTAATATAGTAAATAGTGTAACAAAAGAAATTTATGAAATAATTAATGCTACTTATTTATAATTAAAAAACAAATATAAATAAATTATTCTAATATTAATTCAATGAGAACTAATATTAACAATAACATAATACCCAATAATTATTTTATTAGGCAAAAAAAACCAATCTATATTGATTCTACTAGTAATGTATATATTAAAAAATTTGGTTCTGATTGTAATAATTTAGAAATTGTTAATAGGAATGATCCAAGTATAAGTAATCAAAATTTAAATGATATTGAATTAACTGAAATAGAAGATGTTGAAATTAATGGTGTAATATTTAATTCAGAAACAAATTATAGTGGTAATATTATACCTACATATATTTTTCCAACGGGATTATGGAAAACAGTTAATGATAATTATAGTTCATCTATTATAAATGATATATTAGTTGATTATCCAATAAAATTAGTATATCCAAATATAATTTATCTAAGTGAACAAAATTATAATGTAACATTTATTATTCAAGATATGACGATATTTAAAGACAATGATGTATTTAATGTCAGTTTAATTTCAATTAATAATTCCAAGAAAAATTTTAATATTAAAACAGATATTATTTTTAATTCAAATACATCTAAATATACAATTAATATTGATAAATCAGTTTTTTTACATAAAACAGTTAATAATAATTATTATATTGCATTAAAATTTAATGGAAAAGTATATTTATCAGATCCTACTCGGTATATGTATATTACAAATAATAAAAACTTAAAGTCTCTTGAATTCAACGCTAATAAAAATAATTTAAATTATGTTACAACTGCAAATTCAGATTTAATACTTAATTATCATTTATCTGGATTAGAAACAGATTCAACATATAGATTAAAAATAAATGATTTTTATTATTCCCCTGTACTAACATATAAAAATAGTGATAATATTCAAACTATATCTATACCAAATAGAATTAATTCATATAATGTAGAAATAGAAACAGAACATGGGACTATTATGGATTTATCATCAGATATTAATATTGAAATAGATTATAAGTATAAGGTAAATATATTAAATAATAATTTAAATTATAATAATAATTCAGATATTACATTGAATATATCTTTTGATAAAAAGTTTATTAATAATATTGTAAATATATCATTAGAAAATTATTTTATTAAGAATGATATTATTACAAGTGATAATTATTTAAATTATACATTACCCATAGAATTAAATGAAGTATTTAACGATGGAAGATATCGTATTAGGGTACAAATTTTAAATAGTGAATTATGTGGGATAAGTGATGAATATATTAATATTAATAATGCAGATAATTTTTCATATAATATAATACCTAATTTTGGATATAATAATGTACCATTTTCATACAATAATAAATATAATCCTATAACTAATAATGGTGAATATGTATGTCCATATGGGGTTAAGAGTATTGATATAAATATGATAAATAATAATAGATGTATTAGTGGTCAAATTATTTTAAAAGCGAATTCAGTAATAAAATTAACTAATAATAGTTTGTTGATTAATAGTAGGGAATTAATTAATTTTGAAACAAATAATTTTGTTGAAAATAGAATTAATAATTTTAGTAATACATATTCTGATTTACCTAATAATAATACTATTAATTATGTATGTGAAGATTGCTATATTATTCAATTACAAAATTGGGATTCATCAATAAAGAATGTTGATATATATAATAATTGGGGTTTTGATAAAAATTATAATATTTATTATTCTTCTGTATATGGATATCATATTAAATTATTTAATACTTTTTTTAATTTTACAGGTGAATTAGAATATTATTGGATGAATGATAATAAATTAACATATATTAATAAAATTAAAATTAGGGATTATCCATTTAATATTGGTTTGAATTTATTAAGTAAAAATGTGTATATTAATCAACCGACAATGGGATCAATTGTAATAAATAAAGTTCCACCTAATAATTCATATACATTATATTTTGTAGATGATTTACTTGGTACTAATCCAGAATATTTAATTACTACATCTAATTTGAATTTTTCATTTACATATATTAATAGAAATCAAACAGAATGCATAAAATATTTAATGATAACTAGTAATGTTATTAATAAAGTTATTAATAATCCAATTAATATTAAACCATCTGAAAATTTAAGTAATAAGTTAAAACAATTATCAGAGAAAAAGTCTAAATTAAATTCAACAAAATTAATGACACCTGCACCACAACCAATTATTGGTGTATATACAACATATGATACACCACCAAATAAAACAACACCTTCGTATTTTTTAGAGAATAATGGATTATATAAATATAATAATGTTCCTACATTATTAGGCTCAGAATATAATAATTTTAATGGATATTTAATATTGCAATCAGATCCATTATCAAATAATATTCCACAAACGTGTACAATGTTAGATAATTTTACAGATTATTTAATTGGTAATTTAGCTAATAAAAAAATTAGTTTAATTAATGTTCCTAGTATATTTCAAGATCAATATGTTGGTAATAATTTTATTACTACAAATCATACATTTGAATATTATAATAATACAATTTTAAATAATGAACAAATTAATGTTCAAGCATCATTATGTTCAAATGTAATACAAAATGATGAATTAATTACAGATATTACACTTATTAAAAATAACTTTTTACAATCTTATAATAATCAAATTAGAAATTATACTGGACAAAATTCATTAAATGAACAAATTACACAATTAACAAGTATAACAAATAATTCACCTAGATTTGCATGGATTGAAAATTTGGGTCATTATATTAGTCAATATTTTCAATTAAATATTAATAATGTAGAAATAGAAAAAGTAACGTCATCATGGATTAATAATTGGAATGAAATAAATTTAGATGTTGGAAAACAATCAGGTTATAATAAAATGATTGGTAATGTGCCTAGTTTAACAAATTATAATACAAATAAAATACCAAAATATAAATTAAGAATACCAATACCATTTTATTTTAATAGGTATAATGCAGGATTAAGTATTCCAATGATTAGTTTAGTCCATAGTGATGTAAAATTAATATTACAAATGGAGAAATTAGAAAATTTAATTATTAGTGATCCGTTGACTAAATTTAGCACTTCTAATAGACCTAAATTAAATCTTGAATTAAAATATATTTATTTGGATGAAGAGGAACGTAAGAGATTTGCGACTAGTAAACATGAATATTTAATAGAACAAGAAAATTATCGTAATTATACATTTACTGGTACTAAATTTAATACGAAATTAAATTTCTTACAGCCTGTTAAAGATTTATATTGGTATGCACAACCAATTACAAATACAAATAATATTAGTAATAGACAATATTGGAATTATACAAATAGTAAATATTATAAATTATTATCTAATTATGATCGATATGATGAAGATAATCCAATTACTGAATTATCTAGACAATTATATACCCCATTATATAATAAATATCCAGATTTAGCTTATATACCATTATATATTAACGGTAAAATAAATGAATCAAATAGACCGTATCAAACTAAATCTCCTATTAACAACACTGTGTTAAGATTAAATGGTCAGAAAAGATTTGATGAAGATAGTGGATTAACACAGTTAAAGAATTTTTATAGATATAAGAATATACCAGAAAATGGTATGCATACATATCCATTTTGTTTATATCCTAATGAGTATCAACCATCAGGGTCTTGTAACTTTTCTGTTTTGGGGGATACGTATTTTGAATTGGATTTGGATAATGGGGCGTATAATATAGAGATTATTGCGAGAAATTATAATTTGTTACGGATTATGAGTGGGCAGGCGGGGTTGGGGTTTGAACTCTAGTGACGGAGTTACAAAGAGTGCTACCTTTTGGTTTGAACTCTAGTGACGAAGTTACAAAGAGTGCTACCTTTTGGTTTGAACTCTAGTGACGAAGTTACAAAGAGTGCTACCTTTTGGTTTGAACTTTAAATATGCATCGTATATTAAGAGTGCTACCTTTTGGTTTGAATTATAGTGACGGAGTTACTATAATTTTACCGTTGTGTTTGAATTATAGTGACGGATTTACTATAATTTTACCGTTGTGTTTGAATTATAGTGACGGAGTTACTAATAAATTAATATTTTATCTTGGCATTCTTAATGGATATGCAGCTGCATTATATAAACATGTTGTTTCTAAATTTCCATTAATATTATAACTATATAATGATCCTTTATTACATGTCGCAGAACTTGGGATTCCAGGTTTAGAACCTTGTTGTACAGGTCCATAAGAATTTTGTGCTATTACATCCATTACTTTACTTGAATCATAATTCATAATAGGTGAGCTCATACATTTATATCCAAAACTTGGATTAAATGTATTTAAAGGATTTACATATATACCTGAATCATTTTCAGGTAATGATATCCTAGGTATAGTTCTATCATCACATGGAGCAACACATAATGATAAACTACCATCTGGATTTAATAAATTAGATGAAGTTACACTTGATTTATCAAGTGGTTCCATTTTATTAGCAGGTATAGTACGTAACTCAAAACCATTTGCACACTTTGGAGCTGACATTATATATTATATATAAAGAAAAATATTCTATATATTTTTTAATTAAAGAAAAAATATATAATAATATGGTCACTAGAGTTTATAATAAAAGGTACCATCAAATACTAACCCTTCGGTTAGTATTTGGCGCTAGCGTGAAACGATAGAATTATACTGACGTTCTAATTAGTATTATGTGTTAATATATATTGTGGTATCACATCCCCTTCTAGAGCAGGTTTATTATATTCACATGTAGCTAAAAATGTGTTATCATACATCATAGTATTTTTAATAACCCCTTCTATATTATTAAACGACTTGCATGCGTCTTGAACATAATCTATTGGATTAGTGTATGATCCTTTGGTAGGCCAGTCAAGAGTTCCATTCCATGTATTATCCCCTAGTTTTTCTACTTTTATTTGTCTAGTTTGTTTTGTTGTAATTTTAATACAAGCAAATGGTGCCATCATCATATCTTCCGCTTTTTTTTGTTCATTGCCCCTTATCTGCGATGGTACTGCCCCATTAGGACATTTATCTTTCACACAAATGGTTACCATGTTATCACTATCTAACAAATTTATTGTACGCAAGTTTGTAATTGCACCCTCTTGTGGTGCAAATTTATGTGGAAAAAATCCTGCAGCACACTTTGGAGCTGACATTATATATTATATATAAAGAAAAATATTCTATATATTTTTTAATTAAAGAAAAAAAATATGTATATATTTTTTTTATTTTATTCATTTGTGTATGTTTATACTGCTTCACCAGTTTCATCGTCATCAAATTCTCTATTAGGATCAAGTGTTGGTGGCGGTGGTGGCGGTGGTACTTCTGTTTGTTCTGTTTGATCAGTTGTTGTTTCATCTTGATCAATAACTTCATTTTGTGTCTCTTCACCAGCTGGAGTTTCTTCAGGTGTAATTTCTGTATTTGTTGGTGGTTGTTCACTAGTACCAGAACCATAATCAGAACTACCATAACTACCGTTAGAACTACCTTGGTTACTATCACCAGGTGGAATTTCTGTATTTGTTGGTGGTTGTTCACTAGTACCAGAACCATAATCAGAACTACCATAACTACCGTTAGAACTACCTTCGTTACTATCACCACTATCACCACTATCACCAGTGCTTCTTTTTCCAGACATACCATGACATATTTCTTGGTATGTTGATATTTGTTTATAACATTTATTATTAGCGGGTGAATATAAATATCTCGGATTACTTGTACATGACTCTTCAGTAATACCATCATTAAGAATACACTGACCATCTGATTGCATCCCCCCTACATTATTACATTCGTCACTATCTAATTCTTCATCTTTTAAAGATGGTAATGGATTCATACATTTATTATTATCTCTATCCCAATTACCACCTAAAATACGACAATCATTTTCTGATGTAGTTGGTTTTGCACAAATTAATCTTTTTTGTATATCATTCATAATATCTATTATTGGCATTTGAGGTATAGATTGGGTATTATTAATTATATTTCTATTAGATTCTGTATCTAATATATATTGATCTGCAAATTTAATACATTGTCCTAGTTTATTTTTTTTCTCATTAAAATCACAATCATCTTTGTCTAAATTTGAATTTTTGTTAATACATATATAATTAAATTCTTTTGTAGATCTTTTTAAAAAATCAAGAGAAAATTTTTTTGTTTCTATTTTTTCATTATCACTGAATGTATACTTTTCATTATTATTACAATCTGTTTGTACACATAATTTAATCTTATTACCATCATTTAGATTAATTAATTTTTCTGCGTATCCAGGTTTACAAGACATTTTATATATATATATATATATATAAAGAAAAAAATATGTATATATATTTTTTTCTATTTATTTGCTGCTCTTTTATATTATAATCCCTTATAAAAATACTACTCTAGAATCTAGAGAGTCCCTAGCACCCTAATCTGATGGTGCATCTGATGGTGTATCTGATGGTGTATCTGATGGTGTATCTGATGGTGTATCTGATGGTGTATCTGATGGTGTATATGATGGTGGTGCATCTGATGGTGGTGTATATGATGGTGGTGCATCTGATGGTGGTGCATCTGGTGGTGGTGCATCTGGTGGTGGTAGTTCAATAGTACCAGAACCATAGTCAGAACTACCGTTAGAACCACCTGTGTTATTAGCAGTGCTTGTTTCTCCAGACATACCATGACACATTTCTTGTTGTTCTGATATTTGTTTATAACATTTATTATTAGCGGATGAATATAAATAATTCGGATTACTAGTACAGTTCTCTTTAGTATTCCACTCAAGAAGAATACACTGACCATTTACTAGTGATCCCCCTACATTACCACAATCCCAAATACTTAATTCTTCATCTTTTAAAGATGGTAATGGATTCATACATTTATTATTATCTCTATCCCAATTACCACCTAAAATACGACAATCATTTTCTGATGTAGTTGGATTTGTACAAATTAATCTTTTTTGTATATCATTCATAATATCTATTATTGGCATTTGAGGTACAGATGGTGTATTATTAATTATATTTCTATTAGATTCTGTATCTAATATATATTGATCTGCAAATTTAATACATTGTCCTAGTTTATTTTTTTTCTCATTAAAATCACAATCATTTTTGTCTAAACTTGAATTTTTGTTAATACATATATAATTAAATTCTTTTGTAGATCTTTTTAAAAAATCAAGAGAAAATTTTTTTGTTTCTATATTTTCATTATCACTGAATGTATACTTTTCATTATTATTACAATCTGTTTGTACACATAATTTAATCTTATTACCATCATTTAGATTAATTATTTTTTCTTGATATCCAGCTTTACAAGACATTATATATATATATATAAAGAAAATATTCTATATTTATTTTTTAGTTAAAGAAAAAAATAAATATAATAATATGGTCAATGGACAAATTCAATTAGTAGCATATGGCGAACAAGATATATATCTAACTAGTAAACCAGAAATTACTTTTTTTACTGCAAAATACAATAGATACACAAATTTTTCTAGAGAATCAATACCCCAATATTTTAATTTAACACCTAATTTTGGAAATCGAGTTACTGCTATATTATCAAAAAATGGTCATATGATAGGTGGTATATTCTTAAATGTAGTCCTGCCTGCAATTCCTTCTACATTTAATAATATACCAGTATATGTTGCATGGTCTAGAAAAATTGGTTTAGCACTAATAAATACGGCTGAATTTGAAATAGGAGGTAGAATTATAGATCGTCAATATGGAGATTGGATGAATATATGGTTTGAATTAACACAATATAATAATATGTATAAAATGATGGGTGATGTTCCAGAAATCTATGAATTTACTGCAGGAAAACCCTCACACAGTATAAATGTCCCATTATTATTTTCATTTTGTCGAAATTTTTTACCATTACCTATAATTGGTATGTATCATACTGATATTAAAGTCCATATAGAATTTAATCAATTAACGGATTGTTTATTATATGGTCCAACATATTCTATTCAAGTAGATAAAAATATAGTGAATTATAATTTTGGAGAATATATAAGTCAGGTACAAGGAAATTCTACTGTTTATATGAAATGTTTGTCATATGATCCAATAACTCAAAATTTAAATTATTTAAAAGTAAATAATAATACTAATTTTCTAATTACACAGGGATTAAATTCTAAAATAACAGGTGTAGATACAAATTACAGTACAAGTGCAATAGGATCAGAAACTACATATATAAGTAAGTCATCTACATTAAGTTTTTTACAAAATTTAACATTAGGTAGTGCTTGCTTGTATGTAGATTATTATTACTTAAGTGATGAGGAAGCATTAAAATTTTCTCAAATTAATACGGAAATATTATTTGAATATTTACAATCGGATACAGAAAGAATATTATATAATGCTGCAAATTCAATTAATCTTGGATTTATTCATCCGACAAAAGAATTATTTTTTAGGGTACAACCAGAATATCTTATATTAGGTGGATTAAAAGATGTATTTAATTATACTGATGGAATATTACCTACAAGTAAATCATTAATATTGCAAGCAGGATTATTATTAAATGGAAAAGATAGAATATCTATGCGTCCTGCTAATTATTATGAATTATTAGAAGTTTTGAGGAATCATCAACGAACACCTAGTCCAGGTATTATGGTATTTTCATTTGCTTTTGCTCCAGAAAAATATCAACCATCAGGGGCATGTAATTTTAGTAGAATAGATAATATTACATTACAATTAATATTAAGTAGAACTGTATCATATAGTAATCCTGCACATTTGCGAGTATATGGATTATCATATAATGTATTAAAGATTGAGAATGGTAGAACACGAGTTGTTTTTGATTTATAAAAAATAATAAAATAATAAATTATTTTTTATCATAAATTTCATCTTTATTTTTTTCAACAAATTCTGCAAATGAACGAGAAACAAAATATTCTACATCTTGTGTATTAAATTTCATATAAGATTTCATTTGTCCGCCGCCTGATTGTCCCATCTCTGTTTTTAAATTAGGATATTTACTGGCTTCTTCTCTTGCATCCAATAATTCTGAATATTTTTCAATTGCTTTTATTGTATTTATTACACGATAATTTACTTTTCCATATGTATCAAGTAAATCTTTATTTTCTGTATTAATACTTTCAATATGTTCTAATGTAACATTATTTCTACTATTAACAGGTAACGCTTCATATATTTTTACATAGTTGTTAAATAATTTATTTATTTCTACAAATCTTTTTTCTATTTTATCTAATGTTTCGATTTCTTTTTGAATTTCTGCAATAGATGATTCATCAAGACGTTTACCATTTAATTTAATATAATTAGCCATTTTTTGTAAGAAAAGAGTATATTGTTTTGATGTAAAACATTTTTCTTCTAATTCTTCATTAGAACCACCACGTTGTCTTAATGATTCAATTACTACTTGTAATGTAGGATATTTATTTTGTCTATCTTTTATTTCTTCATAATTTGCATTTTGTCTATCTAATAATTCTTGGTATTTCTTTTTAAAATGTTCTTCTAATTTATCTGTTATATTACCTCGTTTTGCATTACCTATTTTTGCAATAGTTATTGGATTCGGTGCACTAGATTTTATTCTATCATCGTCTTTCAATGTTAATATACTTGCATTATCATTAATAAAATCAATTACTTTTTTATCTACAGGTTTATTAGGAACATTATTAATATAAAATCTAGCAATTTTATATTGATCATCTCGTATTTCTTTAGTTACAAAATTTTGTTGCATTAATTCAACTACCCAAATATTTGCTAAATTTTTTAATTTAGATACTTCTTCTTTAGGTTTAGGGTTAGGTAAATTTTCAAAATTTATAATTGATACCAACATTTCAGGGGGTGAAACAGAACCACCAAATTGTTTTTGAGGTTTATTACTATTTGTTTTTAAGAATGTGCTGATATTCGCGATATTTTTTTGTATTTTTTCTTCTACCGTTTTGTCACTGAATTTATTTACATGTTTTTGTGATTTGCCACCAGTTTGTTCAATATTAGTTGAATTTTGTAATTTTTGTGAATCAGACATATTATTATATAATATTTTTTTTAATTCATTTACATTTTCATTTAATATTTCTATTTTAGATATATCTGCTCCTAGATCTTTCATAACTTTATCATTAAAATTAAATCTGTATATTTCTGGAATTGATTCTATATATTTAGAACTCAGTATTATAGAAAATTGTAATTCTGGATTTATTAATAGAGTATACATTATTGATATCATTATATTAATTATATCTGTTCCATTAAGAATTTTATGATCTTCATTATAATAATAATATGTCATTAGATTTGCTAAAATATTATCATCACTATTTAATAATAAATTACGAATTTTTTGTTTGGTACTTTTACTACTACCACCTTTCATAATAAGACGAATACGTTGATAATGAATTAATTTTTGAACAGGTGGAATTAAAGTATAATTTTTTGGATTTAAAATAATTTGTGATTTTTTGGGCACAGGTTGTTCTTTAGGTAAAGGTTGTTCTTTGGGCACAGGTTCTTCTTTAGGCACAGGTTCTTCTTTAAGCACAGGTTCTTCTAATAAATCTTCTTTTTCTTGTTCATCATCTAAATTAGGAGAAACAGTTAATTCAGTATCAAATACCTGAGAAGTTTCGCTCTTTACGGTATTAATAAATATATTACTAAAATCTATTTTAGTTTCTGGTAGATTTTTAATTTCTTTTATTAATTTAGAATATGTGTCTATATTTATTTTATAATCATTGATTAAATCTTTGTATTCCATGTTATGGATAAAGAAAAATAAATAGAATTATTTATTTTTCTTAATTAATTATTACGGATTGCGTCCGACACCTCTGCCTCTGGCTACTAATTCATCTAATGTTTTAGAAATTTCTTCTAATTTAGAATATTTTTTGGATGCTTTTTCAGCGGCATCGTTAACCTCTTTAATTTGATCTACCATAGTTTTCAATTGTTCTGCAGTCATATTACCAGCACTAACACCAAGCCCAGGTCTGTATTGAGAGAAGGCCTTACTGGAATTATCTAATAATTCTAATTTTTCACTTAATTTGTTAATCATGTCGTAGGTATCATCTGAATATTTGCGGATTTCAGTTCTCAAATTTGATTCTAATTCTGCACCAGTCGCCGCTTTAAATCCATTAACAGATGCATTGATTTTAGCATCTAAAATTGCAACAGGATTAGGTACTTGTCTAGCTCCAGGGGCAGGCCATACACCATCAGCAGCAGCAGCAGCACCACCTTCCATTACCGCAAAAGGAGAGGCACCTCCATTCATGACTAATGTAGGGTATAAAGGTGCCGCTCTAGATACATTACCACCTTTCATGTTAAAGTTACCACCATTTTGTAATGCTACACGGAAACCTGCAAGAGGGTTTGCAGGTGTAGGTACATTGATAACATTGTTTCTGTAAGCAGGTAACATCGCTGCAACAGCAGGATTTCTATTAAATACTGTAATAGTTGATTTTTTTGGTTGAGCAACCGCATTACCAGGAGGGATTTCACTAGAAGTTACTCCAGCAGTACTACCAGATAATTTATCGCGAATTTTTTTGACTAATTCATCCCATTTTGATAAATTGGTTTTTTGGTCAGCATTTAAAGCTAATGCTGCATACCACATGTCATAGTCAGACGCGGGGATGTGGGAATATGTGTTGCTTGCAATTGCGGCTGATGTATCATTCATAGGTAAACCCTTAGATGTCATCCAAAGAGGGGTTACAAGACGAGACACTAATTCTTTAGAGGTAGGAACGTTAACAATCATAGCAGATTTATAGGGGATAAAATCACCTCTCATAATATTATTTAATATAAGGTTAAGAGATTGACCAGTAGGAATAGCAGCAGCATAGTTTCCTCCTATAGTTGCATCTAGAACCAGTGAAATTTGACTACGTACTACATTTTGAGCTCCTCCTGCTGCTGCTGCTGCTGCTGCTATTGGTGATACTATAGTATGGAGATCTACATCAGCTACTACCCGAGCATTACGCAAGTTGTCTAAGTTATCTATTAAAGATGTAACACTTCCAACATCATAAGCCATTTATTTATTATATACTACTATTTTAGAAAAAATAAATAAATAATTAATTATCTAAATATTTAATTATTTATTTTTATCTAAATATTTTTCCTAATGTTAATATTTTTTTAATCCATGGTTCATCTTTAAATATAACTTTATTAATTGATTCATTAATACCAAATTCTATTCCAAATAAAATACCACATAAACATCCCATTACAGAATTATCCGTTATTCCTAGTGTTCCATAAATAATTATTTTTTCCCAATAACTCTCCGAATATAATAAAGAATCATATGCAATAATAATACTTTCTTCTGATTTTATTCCATAAATAAATTCATTACTAAATAAATCATTAAATGTAAGGTACCAATGATTAGCCCTTACATCTGGAAAAACCATAATATATTTATTATTAAATTTATCATCTATAAATGAATTATTTAAATATGTATTCCACATACCAACATAATCTTCTTTATCCAGCATAAATTCAACAGAATATAATCCATAATCTTTAATAATTTTATCAAATTCTTCACTTAATAAATATTCTACTAATTTATACCCCCATTTTATTTTACCTAAACCATTTTTCTTAAACGATACAAATAACCCCAGAGTTATTGCACTTAAATAACATGTATTATTTTTATGTGTTATTGATATATTATCAATAATTTCAGTTATTAATTTACTACGATCTTCTTTTTTCCAAAATAATAAACCAAAAGGTAGGGCTCGAGAAAGAACCATCGAGTCATTATATTTAACATTATAATTTAATGGTTCTTTTTTAGATAATAATTGTAATGCATCTAAATAAGTATTATTTGCAAAATAATCTTGACTTAATTTTTTTTCACCGTATTTTTCATATATTTTAATATATTCTTTCGTACAATTTTTTTTATATTCATTATCAACTAAACCTTTTAATGTTGCAAATAACATCAATGTATTAAATGAATATTTAAACCCTCGTATATCTCGATTTATACCCCCGCCTAAAATAAATCCAAAAACTTTATTTATAGAAGTATTTAATGCTTTAGTTCTATATTGATCACCATATTTTTTTCGAGTAAATTTATCTTGTCCAATTTTAATACTTCTATGAGAAAATCCAATAATATCTCCTAAAATACATAATATAAGTGAATCCATTTTTAACTTAAAATATAAATAGAATAAATAATATATAAATGTCTTTATCCGTAAATGATTATATTAAATATGATTTATATCAATTATTCTTATTAAATAAAAATAATTTTACATTACCTTTATTACGTAAAGCATACCAAAGACAAGTACTAGTCTATCATCCAGATAAATTTTCAAATGATTTATCTGAAGAAGATAAAAAAGAAAAAATGAATACATTTTTACTAATTAATAATGGATATACAATATTATCTAATAACACTACCAAAGAAGAATATGATGATAAAAGAGAAGCATATTTAAATGAAGAGAAAGGTTTTGGAAATCTAAAATCACAATTTTTATCAGATAAAAAGAAATACACTCCTGTTGATTTTGAAGCTGAAAAAATAAAAGCTGATTTATTATTTAAACAAACAATGGAAGATATGAATAATAATATAGAAAAAAATATTAAAAATACCAGTTATGAATTATTAGAAGAATATCAAATAAATAATGTAACACTTCAAACTGAATCAATAAAACCATCTGATAATTTTAAAAATGAATTATCAAATATTACTGCAAATAGAAATATAAAATTAGAAAATAATAATACTGAATTATATACTGGATTAACAAATAGTAAAATGTCAGATAAATATGCATTTATAGAGGAAGCATTCAAATAATATAATCAATAGATGATACTTTTTTTATTAATTCTTCATTACTTATTATATTTTTATTCTCCTCCTCTTCTTCCTCCTCTTCATCCTCTATTTCAAATTCTTCTATATGACTTTTAGCACAATCATAACCATATAATATTCTTCTGTTTTTTTCCTCAATTGATAATTCAGTATTTAATAATTCTGAAGAATCATATGTTTTAATTTCAATAGTATATTTTTTATATTTATCAATTTTATTAATATTTTTCCAATGATGAGATATCATAAATAATTTTGTCATATAATTAAAAAAATCAATATTAAAATCTAAAATTTTTAAATTTGTTGATAAATTAATACCTAATATATTTTCATCTAAAAATAAATCAATAGGATAATTATCAAATACACCACCATCAATTAAATAATTATCATCATATAAAACAGGTTGAAATAATAAAGGTAATGCAGATGTAATTAATATTCCTTGACAAATAGACATATTAGGATATGTAATATGATCAATTATTTCTAATTTATTTTTGGTAATATTTGATGCAATAAAAACTAATCTTTTATTTGTTTTTTGAAATAATTCACTAAATGTAATATTTTCACTATATTTTTTTTTAATTAAAAATTGTTGCATTGTAAATTTTAATATTTCTCCATCATCTAAACCTTTTTTATCTAATAAATTATCTATATGCGGAACAATTAATTTATCAAATTGAAATTCTAATATAAATTTATTTAATTCATCAGGAGTATATCCTATTAAAAATAATAAAGATAACATTGCTCCTGCAGATACACCAATATATTCAGTTACATTTTGAATAACATTTATTTCATATAAATATTTAAGACTTCCATAGAGATAATAAAATTTAAATCCACCTCCACATAAAAGTAATTTTGTAATATTTCTTTTTAACTTGAAATTATTCATTTTTCTCTTTGATAATTAAATCAGAAATTAGAATTATTAAAATACCGTATAACACAATTATTATCAAATTTTTTTGACTCGGAGATATATTTTCAAAATGTTCAGATATATTTAAACTAGTATCTAAATATTCTTGTGTAATACTCGATGTCATATGTTCTGTTTGATTTATTAATTTATCTACAATACTATCATTTTGTGGTAATTCAGGTTGTAATAATTTATTTCTACATATTTCACATTTACTAATATGTTCTTCAACTAATGAACAAGGTTTAATATATCCACTATATGTTTCTTTAATTGGTTCTAGATTTTTTATTTCATTTGAATTAATTGTCATATTATTTTCTTTTGGTTTTTTATATGAATGTCTGTAACCAATAGTATCTGTATTATCTGGAACTCCCCAAGCATCATTTAAACTAGAAAAATTTAATCTACTCATTATAAATTTTATATTATTATAATTTTAGATTTTTTAATCTAAATATATTATATGAATAATTTAAATAAATTATTAAATACTTTAGTAGATGATTCTTATATTACCAGTTTTCTTATACTATTTTTTGTAACATATGGTAGTATATTAGGATCTGGAGGTAAACCACCTGAATTTGTAATTACAATGTTTAAAAATCCAGTTATTAGAGTTTTATTATTAACATTATTAGCTTATTTAGCTAATAAAAATATTCAAGTATCATTAGTAATAGCAATAGTATTTTATTTAACTCAACAATATATATTTAAACAAGAATCATTTGAACAAATTAAACGTTTAGAAAAGTATCAAAATGAATATTATATTAGCAAAGTTTAGAAAATAAAATTAGATATATAAATATCTAATTTTAATAAATATTATACGTTTTAAATTATATTTTACTTTCTAATTTGTCTATATGAGCAATATTAAACCGAAAGTAGATTTAAGCACATCAACAGATTTACACTTGGATTTATTAGCAGACCCGACAAAAATAAAACCAATTAAAAAAAATATTAGTTTAACAAATATTTCTGAAAAAAGTGATGAAGAAGATTCACATGTTGTTGAACAAATAAATAAAAAAGAATCATCTGTTTCATCAAGTTCAAGAAAATCATCATATGCATCTTCTTCTTCAAAATCATCCAATAGTTCTGTACCTAAAAATTTGATTAAATCTACACCATCACCCCCTATAACTAAACCTGCCCCTAGTATATGGAATAATTTTTTTGGTAGTGTTGGCGCTGCTGCACCAGTTGCCGCCGCCGCTCCTGCCGCTCCTGCAGGAGCTTCAACAAACAATCAATCATATTTTCCATCAAATCAAGTTAAAGATAATTATGATACATTAACACCTGACAAACAAAGATTAAAAAGATTACAGAAATTTGCAGAATTAAAATATATTAAAGATACCTATAAACTTCAACTAACTAGAGAATTTACATACAATTCAGAATATCATGATATGTGTGCAGAAATAGAATTTCACCGTGCAAATATTAGTAAAAAAAATAGTGTAGATTTTATTAAATCTACTGTTTTTGGATCAGTTAGTATGATAGATAAATTAAATAAAATGTTTGATCCGTTTGGATTAAAAGATACAATGGATGGATTTCCCGAACATTTACAAGTTACAACAAGCGATAGTGAAATATATGAAGAATTAGCAGAAAAGTATAAAGGTAAATTCAAAGAATATTCAGTTGAAATGAGATTTATGTTACTAATGATTGGTAGTGCTGCAGGTTTTATTGCAACTAAAAAAGCGTCTGAAAGTATACCTTTTTTTAATAATTTAGATGACAATACAAAAAAAGAAATTATGAAAAATTTATCAAAGAATATTCAAAGTAATATAGTGCCTCAATCAATGGAAGAAAAAAACAAAGCAGAACAAAATAAAATTTTACAATTTATGATGCAACAAAAGAGACAAGAAGAAGAAAAAAATGAAAGAATGAAAAATGTATTTCAACAACATGATTTACAACAAAAAAAAGTAGAAATAAATCTATCTCAAAATAAAAAAATAGATCCAAATTCTTTAATCACATCGTCAATCGATAGCGAAGATTCAACTATCTTAGATTCTAATGCTTAACTGAATTGAAATGCTTAAAGATATAACGATAAAATAAGTATATGCAAAAAGTTGAAACAAATGAGAATGTAGTCTCAGAACCTGCAGTAAAAATATTAAAAAAACGCGGACGGAAACCATCAGGAAAAATACTAGATATCAAGACGATTGAACAAAAAAACATAACATCGTCTTTAGATCCAGAAAAAGAATGTTTAATTTTACATTTACCAATTAATGTAAAAGATATTAATAAAATATCTAAAAATAAAACTGGAGAAAAATTAGAAAAAATCTCGGAACAGTTAAGTGAAACAGATTTTAATTCTAATGTTTTTATGGATGTTGATGTTAAAAAAGATAATGGCGTATCTACAGAATTAGCATCAAGTGAAAATAAAACACAATTTATAAATAAAGCAGAATTTACTGAAACATCGGAGAGTAAAAGAAAATGTTATAATTGTCAATATTTGTCTGAGAGATGTAATGCATTACATCAAAAATTACAAGAAGTATCTAATATTAAGAATATTCATGATTCATTAGTAAATAAGATTCATGATTGTAAGATAGATATCATTAATAATGATATATGGAAATGGAAAGAGTCTACTGATATATATTGTTGGTGGTGTGTTCATCCATTTAATAATCCTCCGTTTGGATTACCAATTAAATATGAAAATAATAAATATGAGGTACAAGGATGTTTTTGTTCATTAAATTGTGCAAAGGCATATAACTTAAAGGAAAATAATTATAGAACGAGTGAAATAAATTCATTGATAGAAGATTTTAGACGTGAATTGTTTGGTATTGATAGTTATCCTGTTATGGTAGCTCCACCTAGACAAACATTGGATATATTTGGCGGATATATGTCAATTGACGATTTTAGAAAAGAATTTTATTTAATGAATAAAAGTATTATTCATTTGAGTCCAACAGTATCACCTGTTCGTAATTTCTTTGAAGAAGAATATCATGATAAAATAATTAGGGCGAATCCTACAGGTGAAAGATTGAGATTAAAGAGAAATACAGCACCGCCACAAATATCATATAATTTAGATAAAATGATGAATATAGAAGATTAAAAAATATATTTATATTTTTTAATTCACATATAAAGCAAATAAAAATGTATATATTAAGTATATAATGGGTAATTCTTCCCCGTCATCAGCTCCATCTTATAGTCCGTCATCAGCTCCATCTTATAGCCCATCATCAGCTCCATCTTATAGCCCATCATCAGCTCCATCTTATAGCCCGTCATCTGCCCCATCTTATAGCCCGTCATCTGCCCCATCATCTGCCCCGTCATCTGCCCCGTCATCTGCCCCATCTTATACACTAAATACACGTAAACCAATTTTTTTACCAGGTCCAGTACCTAATTTTACTAAATTTAATAAATATTCGACTATAAATGCGTATACACCATCCAGAGATACAGAACAAATAAAT